ATTCAACTACATCTACCCGACAACCACTAATGGCTGTAATGTATTGTTTAATTGAGTTTATTGTTCCTTTTTGCTGTCGGTAGTATCCAATGTCTTGGAGTACTTGCCGAATGCGAGAAGTACCAATGTCCGCTGAAGTTACTTCTAAAGCAAACATTTCCGCCAGTGCATCAAGGGATTGAGATTCATTGTGTTCTGGGTCGTATTGTGTTATTACCGCATCAATTAGCGACCTTGTTTTATCTAACTCAAAACTAAAGATACTAAGAAACCTAGAAAGTTGTCCACGCCCTAATCCAGAGGGGTCTAAGGATGCTCCAGCAGTATCGGTTACTCGGTATTGCGCTGGAATCCTATTCCAGAGTTGTTCGTAAGATCCATAATTATTTGGTACAAGTTCTTGTAATGTCGCCATTCGTTCATACCAACTTGCCCCAGTAATACTACTTTCTCCATCTTTGTTGTAGTGTATGAACAAAGAATAATATGCCCACACACCTTGATGAGAGTCATAAGATTTAACATGTTCTACTAAGTAGTCTGGATCAAAGTGTTGTTGTGTTTTTATAACAACACCATCAGCAACAGTTTCAGGAAAACCAGTTGGAGAATACACAATAACTACTTCAAATGGTCTTGTTTGTCCTTCTTCTATGAGTTCCTTAGCAGTAAGCGTAAAGGAAGACCACGTTAATAGCACTGTGTCATAGTCAGTAGCAGTTGCTGTAAATTCAACAGTAGTAGCAAGTTCGGACGTTACTTGTATAAAAGCATCAGCACGAAGTGCAAAGTCAGAATCTAAACGTGTTTGCCCAACTGGAGTAGTTGTTTCATCACCACGCACATAAGAACCAAACGGATTAGCGTCTGGGCTACTACCAAGGTCAGCACGGCGAAGTCTAAAGGAGGTATATGCCATTCTTAGACAACTCCACCACTAGCAGTTATGACTAGTTCTGAAAGCAATAAAAGGCTGTCAGTTGCCGCTTGCACACCCTTAACTACAGGAGTCAAGCCAATGGTATCAATCACTGCGGAAGATCCTGTAGTAAACCTATCTACCGTAACGTAATCCACACCGTCAATATCAATGATTGCTCGGTAAAGTGTGCCAAGCGATATGGTTTGACCAAAGGTTACACTGTCAAAAGATAGCAATGATTTAATGGCAGTTGTTACCAAGTCAATTACACTTTGTTGAACATAGGTATTTAGGACATTTAAAGTGATAGTTACCTTTGCAGAAGTTAGCGCCACACTTGGCATTACTACTGTGTTTACTCCTACCATTTGACGAGGTTCAATATAACTATAAATTGAATCACGATAATCATTATCTAACAACAATGGGCTAGTTGTTGGACTAGTTACTAAAGTACCATCGTAAACTGCTTGATCAGATAGCGCATAGATTTTGATTTGGGCATTTCGGTAAGATGCAACAGAAGATACTGATGCTGATGCAACGCTTGCAGAAACTAGATCGTACAGTAAGGTAGTTCCACTAGATCCAGTTTTGACTGTAAATGTTCCATCAAAGGTGTCATCTACATCAAATACTGCAATAGTTTCCCCTACAGTCAAACCATGTGCAGCACCTGTTGTTAGTGTTGCAACATTGGAAGTAAGTGCTTTGTTTGTAATGTACCCAGTTTTAGCAGTAGAACCAGACACAACATTTGCTGTTGATTTTGAAATACCAGGAATTCGTAAAGTTAAATCACGATAGTCTTGAATAGACACTGCTCGGTCTTGTGAACGAAACGATGCAGGAATGTTTAATTGTAAAGAATTAATACTTTCGCTATTAGTTCCCCCAGATGCTTTGACGGTGTTTGGGGTAATGACAATTCCATCATAGGGTGGACCTAGTGTGTTTGTTAGTGACTCAAAAGCAGTAATTGTATTAGCATCTACGTTTCCAGCACTGCCACGGGAACGACGATAGTAAACAGAAACAGTTGCGTTTACTGTTGGTATCTTTCCATAAACACCGTTACCAAAAACTAGTGTTGAAGAGTCATCAGAGTTAAGGGTTATTGAAAAAACATTATCTGTGTTTGTTGCGTCAATAAACCTATCTACTAGTGAGTAATCAACTGTAGTTCCTCCCGCACCTTCACTTACAGTTACAGAAACAGATGGCCTAACTACTCCAGTTTTGTTTAGTGTAAACCTTTGTCCTGCCAAACCATCGCTAGTAAACGATTGAGTAAAGATTTCTCCTTCAGTAAGGGTTACTAGTGCATTTGCAGATTTAGCGTAAGTAGTGTAATTCTCAATATCAGTTCCAGATTCGTTAAAAGCAATAGGACGATTACTAGTAAACACAACGTCATCAGCACCACTAATAAGTGGGTTTGCTATAAACCTGGTGTACCTAGGAATGAGTATTGGAGAAGCGTCGGTTGCTGCCGAGTTTGTGGCGTTTAGTGTAATAGACGCAGTAGCAGGAGTTCTTCCTGTAGGTGTGTAGTCAAGCAAACTAGCAATTGCTAAGATACTAGAGCGCTGTGTTGCTGTTGGTAGAAACGCTTCTTGAGCAGCACGGTCAATGTAATAGTGAAGTACGTCACCCATGTAAGCCCAAAGATCAACAAGAAGCATTCCAAAATCGGAAGCATCACGAGATGTCCATTCGGGCAATACAGACTCTGCCCGTGCCAATAGATCTTCTTTAATTGAGAAGTAGTCCCGACTAGTGTAATCAAATGTGCTCATAGTGCTGTTTCCTCGGTAAGGGATAGTGGGGATACTAGATTAAATTGTGTACTGCTAACAGTGTTTGTTGGGGGAATTGAATACAATACCTCAACCATCATAGCGTTATCTGAAATACCACTATCTATTGTTGGCTCTACTAAGCGAATATCTACAATTTGTACTCCAGTAACATTGGCAAGCAACCCGTTATTTACCTCTAACTTGTATTCCGAAAACACTAAAAAGTCGTAATCTTCAAAAACTAGTGTTTGACTGTTACCCCCATAGGCGTAGTTCATAGGTCGCTCAAATTGTTGGGTAAGTATATAGTCTTGTATCTTTTGCCCAATTGCTTTATCTAAGTCAGTTTCATTAGATACTTTTCCAGAAGGAGCAATAGAGAATGGTGTTTTAATAATCATTTATTACGCTCCTGCTAAGATAATGTAGTTTATTGTCATTGTTGGTTGCATGTTATTGTGAGCACCACCACCACCAGTGTTTGCATTGCTGACAGTAACATTGCTTGTTACAGAATGATTGTGAGCACTTTCGTCTGCATTGGTGACAGCAACATTGCTTGTTACAGAGTGAGTATGGTTCACATTCATGCCAGCAGTAGTTCCAGAGTGTGAGTGGTCGGCACTATGACCACCAGTTGTGTGAGTATGGTCCCCTACTCCAGCAATAGGACCAGCACTTAAAGCATATGTTCCACCACCCGCTGCTGCTTCGTTTGTATTGTTGTGGGTGCTTGAAGCGGCACCAGTTCTCAAGCCAATATTGTGACTATGAGCACCACCACCATTGGTTGTATGCGAGTGGTCAACGCTTGCTCCACCAGTTCCAAATGTGTGTGAATGGTCCGCAGATTGGTTGCCAGTATTGACAGCATTGTTTGTAACAGTAGTAGTGTGACCGTGAGCAGAGCCAGCACCACTCGTAACTGTATTATTTGTAACAGTAGGGGTATGCCCGTGAGAAGGAATCTCTGTTGTTGCTAAAGTAACTGTTTCTGTACCAGTAGTCGTACCCAAAACATTTGCAGTACTTAAACGATTAGCATCAGTGCCACCCATATTGTCCAGACCAGCAACTGTGCGGCCTCGTAAGTCTGGAAGACGAAAATCAGTCCCTGCTTCTCCACCAGTGTTATAAGTAGTTGAAATAACAGCAAATAATGCAGCGTATGTAGTACGGCTAAGTGTCTGTCCATAACACAACTGCCAGTTAGTAGGAGCAGTAGAACCAGCAAAGGCAGTTATCATTCCGATAGGACTTGCAGTAGCGAGTGGTGCTTTAAGTGCAAGGGCTGTTGTCAAAGTTGTAGCGTATGAAGCGTCATTGTTAATTGCTGCTGCAAGTTCGGTTAAAGTGTTTAACGCCGTTGGTGCCCCACCTATAAGTGCAGTAATCTCCTGTTGAACAAAAGAAGTTGTAGCCAATTGTGTAGTGTTGGTTGTTGTAACAGCCAGAGGAGCACTTGGGGTACCAGTAAGGACAGGATTGAGAAGTGGGGCTTTAGTATCTATTTGTGCTTGAATGGCTGTCAAAGATGTGGCAGGATCAGGGGCTACTTGTATCCAAAATATGTTTGTAAAAGAATCATCATCACTTGCTACTACTATCTGTGAGTTAACAGCAGGTACGGGCCAAATTCCCCCAGAGGCAGATCGTGCAATCGGGGATACGTCTAAAGTTGTATTTGAATCAAACTTGGCAGGTATGCGAACTTTAATTTCGCCAGTACTTGCATTTGAGTAAGAAACTATTGCCCGATGGATATTAGTAGACATAGGCAACTTCTTGCTCAGTAATCCAGATCTTATCCCGAAGTGTTGCTTTTGGCGGTTTAATAAATGAACTACCTGACTTGGTAGATAAAGGCAAAGCATTTGTAGAGTCAGTTTTAATATGGAGGTGCGTTAGATAACTTTCCGTATTGATGGAATGCCTTGCATCTTGCACTACCCAGTAACCATCAAACTCAGAATTGTATTTTTCTATTTTGACAATGCTTCCAGGTCGTAACGTAGATATACCTGAAACTACTAAGTCAGCGTGGAACGGTATGGAGTTCTTGATATACCCCTGAGTAAATTGTTTTAATGCATTGATTGACGTTGCTTGAAGTGTAATCTCTTGGGTAAACCTTCCTGCAATAGGTTTGCCTAAACCACTCTCTTCTGCGGTAGTAGACGAACTTTGTATTGTCTTACCATCTGTTGTAAGTGTTTTTAGTAAGTAATTATAACTATCCCCATCAGGAGTTATATCCCCAAAGGTTCCCTTGAACTCCATGATGACACCAGGCACTTGTTTCTTACCATCTTCCGCAATAGTGGATTGCAAAGTAAACGGAACAGTTGATCGGTAATAACTAGAAAATGGATCATAGATGTTTAGGTGTGCATTAGATGAAGTTACGTAATAACCCAGTTTGTTTGCTGTATCTACTAAGACTTCCCAATCAGACTTATTACTTTGGTCTATTACTGGAAACACATAGTCGTTATTTGGGACAGAGTATGAGAAATCGTATTTATTTGCTAGTTTCTTTACAAGACTAGGCAAAGAGATATTTTTGTATAGAGCACTTCGTGGAGGCTTCATTTCATAACTTGTGCCAAAACAAACAACCTTGGCTTCTTGAATAAGGGACTCGTTAACAGACCCCATTCTTGAGTATGACCCAACCTCAATGTAAGCAATGTACCCATTGAACTCCACAATGTTTGCAGTGTTATTCCCAAAAGTAATAATGACTGGAAGACCACGATAGGCAATTACCGCAGATGCTGGAAATCCTGAATATGTAATTGTTGCAATGTCATGCTTATTTTCTGAATAAGAAATATCAACAGAGACAACTTGTTTATCTGGAATAGTTCCACCAATGATATTAGTAGTAACTATTGGTGCATCACCAAATGGAAACTTGGTAATCATTGTGGTACACGGATCTCTGTGCCTGGAGCAATGTCTAAGGGAAATACAACTTGTGGATTAACATCGGCTAATCTCCACCATTGCCCTGGATCGCCATAGAGTTTTGCTGCAAGTGATTCTAAAGTATCACCATATTTAAGGGTGTATAGAAACACAGACACATCAGATACAGTTTTGCGAGATGCTGTTACTGCACCATCATCTAATACAACAGGGTTGTATTCATACCTAGATAGTGCGGTAATCATTTTTTACCAACTGTTAGGTTGCCTAAACCCATTACTTGGTTATAGGTTATGCCAGTACTTTTCATTGTAATTTTTTGTGGAAGTGCTACTTCTCCCAAAGTTGACCGTGTGCAGAACGTAGTTAACTCTAACTCAACATTAAACTTATCTTGGTTAAACGGTCTAGCAGATAACTCACTTTCAAGTTCCCACGTCCAGGCTGCGTCAGTTCCTTCGTATCCCGCAATAGCCGCTGGGTTTTTTCCGTAAACCATTCTCTGACCATCACCAGTAACTTTGTATTTAATTGGGTGGTGGTCAATAGATATTATTAATGGTTTAGATGCAGTCCCATATTGTGAGTATATGTTTGCTCCAGTATTTGGAGGTGCACCAGTTGTATACGTTAATGTAGACGCACTGGTTGCATTACCCCCACTAGTATCTCGCTGATTTGATGCATTGTTTACATAAGAATGCCATGATATTTTTAATGTTCCACTAAACGTAAACTCTAGTCCACCACCGACTTTCTTATTAGATCCATTGTTTTTATAAAAAGTAGCACCGTCATCCGAAACATATACTGTAAAGTTTATATTTTTTGTTTTATCTCCACCAGTTGACAAAAAGGAAGACACCTTTAAGCCACCAGAAGACCCTTCAATCCAACTTGCTTTTTTAATAAAGTTAGCCAACCCTGCAACAGTGGTGTCTTGTAACTGTCTTTCCGCAGTTCCAGGCAGTGCCAAATCAGAACCTCCATCTAC